TTAGCGGATAAGATGAATAAACTCTATCCAAACGAACCAAAAGCACTTTACCCAGTACTAACACCAATCCTACAAGGAGGTATCACATTCTTTCAAGATGTAGCTAAATTTTTGTTATTTGATGCTTATGTGGATTGTGTAGGTATACGATCTTATGAAGGAAAGCAACAAGGAGCTTTTGATTTGTATAAAGCCTGGAACGTCAATTTGATGGATAAAGATGTTTGGTTGATCGATGACATATGCGACTCTGGAAGCACTATGGCATACTTAGAAAAACTTGCTTACGACAAAGGAGCTAAACGCGTTTACAAAGCAACTCTACTAAAAAGACACAATTGTCCAATGGAGTTAGATTTTTCTGGATATACAATACAAGATGAGTGGGTATTTGGCTATGGAATGGATCATCCAGACGGTTTAGGAAGATTAAGTGACTCAATTTTTCAAGTTTAATCTTATTCCTAGCTATTTATAATAAACACGTACGTAAATGGCAACAATCTCAAGAACTGGTATTTCGAATACCAATACTATTGATGCGGAACACATCACAAGAATTATCGATGCTTTAGACGGTTCAGAAGCAACTGAAGTTGTTGCATCTGGATCTTTTTCCGGATCCTTTACTGGATCTTATGTTGGAAAATTTTCAGGAGACGGAACAAATATAACTGGAGTAACTGGTGAGTGGGATGGTTCTCACAACGGTAACGCTAGTATAACTGGATCGCTTACTGTGGAAGGTGATGTATTAGTTAAACAATATATTAAACATAGCGGTGATACTGATACATTCATTAATTTTACAGATGATGATATAAACGTCACAGTTGGTAATATTAACTTTATGGATTTCACTCAAGATTCAGTGAGTGAACTAACTATCAACGAAGCTTCACAAAATTTAGATGTCAGAATAGAAGGAGAAGCAGATTCTAAATTATTTTTTACAGATGGATCAACAAGTAAAGTTGGTATTGGCACAACTTCGCCTACAGCTAAATTACATGTATCAGGTAATCTAAATTTAGATGGACCAACTGCTGATATAACAGCATCTGGAATTGTTAGTGCTTCTAGGTTTGTGGGTCCATTATATGGAAATGCAACAACAGCAACATCAGCAACAACAGCAACAACAGCATCCCATGCAATAACTTCATCACACATAAGTGGAGATAATGTGGTTGGTGCAGTAGCTACTGCAACAGCTGCAACTAACGTAGCAATTACTGCAGAAACAAGTAATACTAATTTTTTCTTTCATTTTGGCAGTGCAACAAGTGGCAATGATGGTGTTAATGTAAAATCAGGTCAAGGATGTCAGTACAATCCTAGTACAGTTACTGCAACTTTTGGTAATGTGCAAACATCAGCTAATGGAACTGCATCTATGGCAAATATTAGTTGTAGTAATCGTCAAGATTGGATTGGTGGACTAAGCAGTC